CAGGTTGCAGCACCCCAATCTTTTTGTAGAGACAGGCCTTTACTATTCATCGGATTTATAATTTGTTGTTTTAATTACATTAAAGTAAATTTCACATCTTTAAAAAATTTGTATTTATATTTTTATATGTTATATTTTAATTTAAGAGTATTAGGAGATCGTATAATTTGTCTACACAAAAAGATGTTGCAGAGCATTTAGACTTGTCTGTAAAAAGAATATCAGAGCTTATTAGGGATGGCATACTTCCTTCAAAAAAAGGAAGAAGTCCTTTAAACATAGACGTATGCAGAATAGCTTATATTTCATACCTTAGAAAACTAGGTGGATATAATAAGCGTAGTGGTGGCGGGGATATTGCAGAAGAAAAAGCAAGACTAACAAAAGCACAAGCAGACAAAGCAGAGTTAGAAGTAGAACAACTTGAAAAGTTATTAATTCCAGCTCAGTTAGTAAAAGACACCTGGTCTGAATATGTTTCAAGCTCTAGGGCGAAATTATTAGGTATGCCATCAAGAATAGCCCATCAACTTATTACAATAGATAAATACTCAGAAGCAGAATTAATTATAAAAGAACAGGTTTACGAAACCCTTAACGAGTTAGCGCAACATGGAATACCTAAAGAATATAGAAAAGTTGATACAGGAAACGAGTCAAATATGGACACCACCACCAAATCTTAAGATTAGCGATTGGTCTGATGCTTACAGAAGGTTGTCTCCTGAGTCTTCAGCAGAAGTGGGAGCTTGGCGTACAGATCGCGCACCATATCAAAGAGAAATCATGGACTCTTTCAATGATCCTGATATACAAAGAATTATCTTTATGAAGTCTGCTCAAGTTGGTGCTACCGAAATTTTACTAAATGTCATTGGTTACTATATAGACCAAGATCCAGCTCCAATACTAATAATGCAACCGACTCTAGCTATGAGCCAAGCATTTTCTAAGGATAGACTTGCTACAATGATTAGAGATAGCGAGAAGATAAGGCATTGTGTTAAAGATGCTAGAAGCAGGGATAGCGGTAATACAGTTTTAAGCAAGAAGTTTGCTGGTGGTAACTTAAATATAGTTGGTTCTAATTCTGCTGCTGGTTTAGCATCAAGGCCAATAAGAATTGTATTAGCAGATGAAGTTGATAGATATGAGCAAAGCGCTGGAACTGAAGGCGATCCAATATCACTAGCAACCAAAAGAACAACTACCTTTTGGAATAAAAAGATTTATATGTGTTCAACACCAACCATAAAAGGACTTTCAAGAATAGAAACCGCTTTTGAAGAATCAGATAAACGCTACTACCATGTTCCATGCCCTGAGTGTAAAGTTAAACAGATTTTAAAGTGGAAAAATGTTGTTTGGGAAGAAAATAAACCTGAAACAGCTAATTATGCTTGTGGTGAATGTGGAGCAGTTATAGACGAATCTAAAAAACAATGGATGCTTAAACATGGTGAGTGGATAGCTTCAGCGCCAAAATCAAATACAGCAGGATTCCATATATCAGAGTTATATTCTGTTTGGTCAACTTGGGCTGATATGGCTAAATCATTTCTTGAAGCCAAGAAAAGCCCTGAGATGTTAAAAACCTGGATAAATACCGCATTAGGAGAATCTTGGGAAGAACAGGGTGAAGCTGTTGAGTATGACACTTTATTAGCCAGAAGATTAAACTACGATATTACAAGTATCCCTGAAGATGTTTTAGTTTTAACTGCTGGTGTTGATACACAAAAAGACAGATTAGAATTACAACTAGTTGGTTGGGGTAAGAATTATGAAGCATGGGTTTGTGATTACAAGATATTTTGGGGTGATCCAAATGCAATGAATGTGTGGAATGACTTAGATAACTACCTAAAAAAAAGATTTAAAACTGAATCTGAAAGATCAATACCTATATCATGCTGCACAATAGATTCAGGTGGTCATCATACAAACCAGGTTTATCAGTTTACCAAACCAAGACAAGCAAGAAGAATATTTGCAGTTAAAGGTTTATCAACAGCAGGAAAGCCAATAGCTAATAGGCCTACATTTGTCGGAAAAAACAAGGCAACTCTGTATGGTATTGGTACTGATAGCGCTAAAGAGGCTATATTTGCTCGCTTGTCTGTTGAAAATGATCTAACAACCTTACATTTTTGTTCTGATCTTGATGAAGAATATTTTAAACAGATTACAGCAGAAAAAAGAATAACAAAGTTTGTTCGAGGAAGAAAGTCTTTGGTTTGGAAGCAAATAAGACCAAGAAACGAAGCGTTGGATACATTGGTTTATAATTTTGCTGCTATTTATATATTAAATCCAAATTTTAACTCAATAGAGGAAAAAATCTTAAATCAACAGATAAAACCTAAAGAAAATAACCAAAACAAACCGCAAAAAGGCATAAATAGAGGTAATTTTGCTACTTCTTGGAAGTAATTTGACTTTTCTCTTTTAATATGTTGACTTTTTTATAGAAAACCATAGTGTTGTATTAGATATATCTATAACATTTATGAGGTTTTTGCTTGAGCAACAAATTTGATTCAGCTAATTATCCATCTCAAGTACCTGCTGTTTTGCAGAAGGGTGATTTTTGGGCGTGGAAAAAACCAAACCTATCTACTGATTATCCATTAGCAGCTTATTCATTAAAGTATAAATTCTATTTAATAGATGGTTCTACCGCATCTAACTTTACTATAGATGCTACTGAAAGCAATAATGAATATATTATTTCTACATCAAGCACTACATCACAAACTGCTGGTGATTATAGATGGGATGCAATAATAAAAAGAACTTCCGATAATGTTGAACTAATAATTGAAGATGGTTACAGCACTATTTTAGATAATGCTGTTAGAAGTCATGCAAAAATTGTTCTTGATGCTATTGAGGGAGTTATAGAGGGTAGAGCAACAATAGATCAGTCTTCAATGTCTATTGCTGGTAGATCGCTTTCGAGAATGTCTGTAGATGAGTTATTAACCTTTAGAGATAGATATAAGTCTGAATGGTTAAAAGAAGTAAAGATAGCAAGAATTAAAAATAATCAGGGTTCAGGCAACACTATAAAAGTTAATTTTGGGAAGATCACATAATGGCTTGGTATGACAATATATTTGGAAGAAACGCAACCAAAGATAAAAAAAGAAAAGCATACGCTAGAAGCTATACAGGAGCAAATACTGGTAGGCTTTTTGCAGATTTTATAACAAGTTCTGCAAGCGCTGATGCTGAGATAAAAGATAACATAAGAATTTTAAGAGATAGAGCAAGAGAATTAGCAAGGAACGATAGCTATATTGCAAGATACTTAAATTTAATGGTATCTAATGTTATCGGTAAGCATGGCGTAAGAATTAGCAGTAAAAGTAGAAATGACAATGGCTCATTAGACTTAGCTGCTAATCAGCTCATTGAAACAGCCTGGAAAGAATGGTCGCAATTAGGAAATTGTACTACCAATGGAAGATTATCGTTCTTAGATTGCCAAAAGATATTTATTGAATCTTTATGTAGAGATGGTGAAGTTCTAATAAGAAAAATAAAAGAACCAAGCTCACCATTTGGCTTTCAATTACAGTTTTTAGAATCAGATCATTTAGACGAAAATAAAAATGACGTTTATAAAATTAATGGAAACCGCATCAAGATGGGTGTGGAAGTAGATAAATATGACAAGCCAGTTGCTTATCATTTATTTAAAGACCATCCATACGATAGAGATTATTTAAGTCAAAATCAGCACATTAGAGTACCAGCCGATGAGATTATCCATGCTTACTTACCTGCTAGAGCTGAACAGACTAGAGGTGTTTCTTTGGTAGCTACAGCAATGGCTAATGTGAAGATGTTAAATGGTTATTTAGAAGCTGAAATAGTAGCTGCAAGAGTTGGCGCATCTAAAATGGGTTTCTTTATTAGTGGCGATGGTGATGGGTATGTTGGCGATGGTGAATATTCTGATACTTTCAATCCATCAATGAACGCGCAAGCTGGTGTGTTTGAACAGTTACCAGCAGGTATGGACTTTAAATCGTTTGACCCTACCCACCCAACATCTGCATTTGATTCATTTACAACTAGCGTTTTAAGAAGTATCGCTTCAGGTTTAAACATTTCTTATCATTCATTATCAAATGATCTTACTTCAGTTAATTATTCAAGTATTAGACAAGGTGCTTTAGAAGATAGAAGCATGTATCAGATATATCAACAGTTTGTAATTGAGCATTTTGTGAACCCAGTCTTTCAATCTTGGTTAGAAATGGCTATATCAACAGGTTATATTAATTTGCCGATGGGTAAATTTAACAAATTCTCTAAATCAGTAAACTTTATACCTAGATCATTTGCTTGGATTGATCCTTTAAAAGAAATGCAAGCTAACGTAATAGGCTTACAAAATGGAACTATGACTTATGCCGATATTAGTGCTAGTTATGGTAGAGATACAGAAGAATTATTTGAACAGCATCAAAAAGAAATAGAATTAGCTAAACAATATGATATTGAACTAGCTTATCAACCATTTGGTCAAAAACTACCTGTAGAAGCAAAGATACAGGGTGGAGATGATGACGATGCCTAATCCAAATGCAGGAATGAAAGCTGAAGCACAAAAGGGTATTGATTGGCGTGAAGAATTTGGACGTGGTGGAACTAGGGTTGGAGCTGTAAGAGCAAGACAAATAGTTAATGGTGAAAACTTATCAGATGATACTGTAAAAAGAATGTATAGCTTCTTTAGTAGGCATGAGGTTGATAAACAGGCTGAAGGATTTAGTAGCGGTGAAGATGGCTACCCTTCAAATGGAAGAATAGCTTGGGCATTATGGGGTGGAGATGCAGGATATTCTTGGTCAAAAAGATTGGTGGAACAAATGAAAAAAGAAGATGATAGAGCTATGCCTGATGCATTAAAAATTGGTGATTTTGTCAGTTGGAATAGTGCTGGTGGCAGAGCTAGAGGAAAAATAATAAAGATTGAAAGAGATGGGAAAATTAATATTCCAAATAGTGAACTTACTATTACTGGAACTGAAGATGATCCTGCTGCATTAATACAAGTTTATAGAAGTGGTGAACCTACAGATATTGAAGTAGGACATAAATTTAGCACTTTAACAAAGATTAATCCCATAAGGGATTTTAATGATTTCAATTCTAACGAATTGGAAAAACATCCTTTACTAAAAGGTAAAGAGGAGAAAACTATGAATAAAGAAGATAGACATATCCTCAATGTAACAGAAACAGACAATACTGTAGTGGTTGAGTTTGCTAAACATGAGGATGTAGAACAAGAAGGTGAAGAAGTAGAAATGAC